AGTAATTATGTTAGTTTAACTTTATTTTTTCTAATATTTGAAGTTTTATACACTAATTGGTTTCCTTTGGAATCTAAAGACTTTGTAGAATCACTAAATCTATCTTTAATCATGTAGTTGGGTGACACTTTTTGTGATTCCCAAAACTCTAGTTCTAAATCACTAGGTGTCATTAACTCTTTTAAGTTGTCTTGGTCACCTTCTTTAGATGGTATACCAGAAACTAACTCTAATTCACTTCTAGTAAAAAATTGTTTATTAGCTGGGTCAGTAATCAATAAAGACTCTCTAATGTGTGTTCTAAAAACAACTAATAAAGGTTCTACTTTTTTATTAAAAGAAGTTAGATACTTTGGTACATTATACTCCCCCTTTAGGTTTGGGTTTTTTTCCATTTGCTCACTATTAATAATGTAAGAATTAAAAACCAAAGTTCCTTCTGGTGGGTCTTTCTTTGTTTTTTTAACCTGTATATCACCATGAGACTTTTTAGTTCCATTATTAATATAAAATATATTATCACCTAATTGTGGTTCAATACCTTCTTTAATAAGTAACTCCATGTGAGCCTGTCTTGGTAGTGGTTGTTTGTTTTTGTTTAACCCCCTATTTTTATATTGTTTAATAGTTTTTTTAACTTTTGAGTTATTTGCTATTTCAGATAAAGGTATATCCATGTTATAAATTCTTTCAAGATAAGAATTATAATAATCAACAAACTCCTTACCATTACCATTTAGTAACATTTTTATCCCATTATTTAAAAATGTTTGGATGTATTTTTGGATGGTCTTACCCTTTATAGTATTACCTGTTAATTTAATTTTACCGTTTGGTTTTAGTGTTGCGTAATTTTTACGAGATAAATTAATTGTTGCTGGCCAAATCTCATCAATATCAAGACCCATAGCTCCATACATAAACCTATCGTTATATTCAGATACATCAGCTTCAATACCCTTATATTCTTTACCTTCTTCAACAAATTTATGATAACCACGACCAATATAAGTGTGGTTACTAACTTTTTCACCATAAGAAAAGTTTACACCATCTGTATCTAAAACAAGTGGTTTATAATCTCTATCCATAAAAAACTGAATCATATGTCTCAAATATTGTCTACCTGTACAAGTAATCATCTCACCAATATTAATATCACCCCAAGGAAATATATAAGGTGCTGAAATAGAACCAAAAGCTGAGTTATTAAAAATTTTAATAGGTAATTGTTTTTTATCAAATTTACTACCCAACAAGTTGTTACCTTCTTTATAATACTTACCAGCAAGATGTTTGTATTCATTACGTGTATCTAAGAGATACTGTAACATAGCTTCCAAAGCTCCCGAAACATCTACATCAGGAAATACGTTGTGAGTTAATTGTATCGATGGATAAAGTGAGGCGTAGTCAAACTTAGTAATATTAACACTATACCCCAAATTAAGTAACCTAGATAAACCACCAACAAAATCTCTTTTTGGTTGTGTATCAGGTAAAGCTAAACCGTTTTCATACGACCAAGCCATCATTAGCAACTTCCACATTGTGGCCGTACCCATAGTTATAGACCTACCAAAGTTGGTTGGTACTAGAGCCGCGGTTAAGAATCCCGCTTGAGCATAAGTGTCGTCAACTTGTTCTGTTTCTAAAAGGTCATCATTAAGATATTCCCTCAACAAAAATCTACCATCAACAACTTCCCACTTATCTTCATAACCATCAATAACCTTATCATCAATCTCTTTTGGTGTGGGTTTTTCACCATCTAACGGGTACCATTGTCCTGAAGTTGGGTTATAATAAAAGTCTTTATTTTCATTCCAAATCTTACCTAATTTAGCACCATCAATATAGACTCTATTATGTCTTTCCAATCCTGCCTCTTGAGCTATATACTTCAATCTACCATTTTGTAAACTAGAGTTTAAAGCCATAGCTTGTCTAACTCTATGGTACGTGTCCATAATATTATAACCCCACATTGTTGTTTGGTAATAATCTTCTATTTCGGCACCCATTTTTAAAGTCGCTGGTTTTCTAGTCAACCCGACCATTGGGTGTTTAGTTTTTATTGCGTCACACGATACATCAATAGATGTTACTCTATTATCTTTTTTATTTCTTCTAATATTTGTGTCTGACATACCCAACCTATCCATCCTACCAAAAATGTAGTTCCAGTCAAAGTTTTCAGAGTTATAACCAACAATAATAGATGGTTCTAGTTCATGTATAATTTGGAATAGGTCTTCATACATCTTCTTTTCACCTTCTCTACTATATTCACCATCTTCACCGTAAGCTGTTAACAATTTTTTATAACCACGATTATCCTTAACCCCAACCATAAAAGAATGTCCTGTTTCGGGTGTTAAACTAGTGGTTTCAATATCAAACGTTAATTTATGTACGTCAGTATAATCTTCATAACCTTTAAATAACCTTTTACCTGTCTGTACCATGAACTGTTCTACAGGTGGTAATATTTGTACTAACTTTTTATCTCTATCCCAAGGGTTTATACCACCTCTTTTAAAAAAGTTAACTAAATCACGATAAGTACCACTTGTTTTAACAATATACTTATACCCACCATCTAATCTTTCATTATTACCTGTGTTTAGTTTTTCAGTGTAAATACCAAACTCTCTGGCCTTTCTTTTTATTTTTTCTACATCATCATCATAAAAACCACTACCTCTTAATGATTTCGTCCAACAAAAAGGTGTGAACTTTTGAACTTTAATTTTTTTCCCTTTTTTAGGGTCATCAATTATGATATATACTTTGTTTGTTTCGTCTATTGACCAATCTCTTGTTTGGTCTAACTCTATCGATACGATGTACTTTTCATCGTCATGTCCTTCTAAGAATTTTTTAATATCTTCAGGCGTAGCCTTTTTTACTTCACTCATAAATTTAGATTTTTGGTACGGGCCAATCTTTACCCACAAATTAACAATATCTTAATATTATGAATTAAAAAACATATTATAAACAGATATGCGTCTTATTTTTTTGCTAATATATTTTTAATAGCTTTTCTAGCTTTCATTAGGTTTGTTTTAGACGTACTTGGGGTTATTCCTAATTTTTTAGCTATTTCACTATGTTGTAAACCATCTAAATAATACATTTCAAAAGCTCTCTTATATGCTGGGGATAATTGGGGTAAAACTTTAACCACATCCGATATGGACAAGCTATCAACTATAACATCATCTTCGGTACTAGTATCAAGTCTAGAAAAGTCAAAATCATCCTCACCGTCATCAACAAACTTCATTTTTTCTTTTCTAATATCATCCAGCACACTATTAGTTATTACACGACTAACCCAAGCTTCTATTGAGCCCGTGTTCTTGTATTTATGTAAATTTTTGTGAACTTTAATAAACCCATTTTGACAATAATCTTCTGCTTTGGATTGGTCTTTTGTGTATTTTTTACACACCACATTAACCATTTTACCCCATAGGTCAGTGTATAGTTTATCGAAATTTATTTCTGTCTCTTCTTTTAATATGTTTTCATCTATTTTACTAGAATCTATTTTTTCTTTTAATTTATTTATTAGACCATCTTTTAGTTTTAATAAGAATGGTTTTCCATCCTTACCAAAATACATTAACCCTGATATATTGGTTATACATTTATGACCACCACTATTAGCTTGGACCATGTCCCAACCACTAACAGATAATAATTTAAGTGCCTTTCTTTCTCTATCACTTAATTTACTATAAGGTTTATCCATAACCTTTTTAATCGCGTTTTGCCATCTATCAACCGTATACCCCTTTGGTGAACCTTTTGGTGTTCTATCAACCCCATCAACACCACTAGACTCTTCAAACATGGCCATCATATCTTTAAAAGTAAAACCAACAGATTCGGAGTCAAATGATTTATGTTTTTCAGCAAAATATTTAATAGTGTCTACCGTTATTTTTTTAGATTTTAATTCTGACTCATGTTCACTTAAAACTTCTTGAGCTATTTCACCTAAATTAACACCTTTTAATTCTCTACTAGCTTTAAAAGGGTTACATGAGGCTTGTAATAGACCCAAAGGCCAACCTATAACTAAAAAGTTAGCATTAGGATAATTTTTAAAAGGAACGTATCTATCATAAGCTCCAGGTTTAAACAAAGCTCCGCCCCCATATTGTGATATAATACCATAGTCTTTTAGATATTCTACATTCTTATTTTCTTTTTGTTTTTCAACATAATCTTTTAGATTAGATTTCATTACATCAGGTGAAACATAACCTTCCTCTTTAGCTTGTTTAACTATGTTTAAATAAATGTTTAAAAGAGATGGGGTAGAGTTCATAACCAAGTTCTCTAAAAACTTTGGTTTATTTTTGTAAGCTAATAATAACTTGTTAGTTACTAGAGCCATAATTTTTTTATTTCTAGAAAGTTCTTTTTCTTTATCTAATTGAAAAACGTATGTCATCACATCTTCAGGTTTGATGCCCATTTTAACAAAATCTGCTGAATCAACGGTAGAAATCATCTTTATATCGGTATCAGGAAAAATATCTGAAGGAGAAACCACTTGTGAGATAGTTTCAACATTAGAACGAGAAGGCCTAAAGGATGTTGAAGCGTCTTTTTCGGCTCCCACCTGCTTATCATGATGGTCAGTATGAATAACAAACATCGGTTTCCCATGAGCAAAATCCACTAAAACCGGCATGATATCACCTTTAGCTGATGGTTTTTTAATAGCGAACTCTTTGTCACCATATTGTATTATTTCAGAATCAACAACTTTTATTCCGTTGTTTTCTAAATAGTTTTTCATCGCTAAAGCTGTTGTGACACCATCTAGGTCTTGGTGAAAGTATATTTTTGCTTTATCGTATCTTTTAGATAGTTGGCCTATATTACGTATACCACTTTCTTTTAATAGATTTTCTTTTAACAATATGTTCATTATTTTACTTTTTAGATAAATATCTTATTTTTTTAAAATACCTAATTCAATCCTAAGTTTTTTAACTTCATCTCTAAGTAATTGATATTTGTCTCCCGTGTTAGGTTGGAAACTTTTTTTAACCCTATTTTCAATCACCAAAGATGTTAATAATAACTCTATTTCTATTATCCTAGATATCTTTCTATTATGTGAATCATTTTCGGTTAACTGTTTTTTATTTTTCATTTAAAATAATTAACTTATCTAAATACATTTTAGCCTTTTTTAAATCTTGTACCCCATTCTTATGTTTCCACCTTGTTATATACTTAACTATGTTACCCTCAAAAAAATCTAAATTATGTGAGTGAGCATAATCCCACATCTCAACACCTTTATTGTAATGGTTTGGGTGTTCTACTTGTTCTTTACTTTTATCTTCCATTTTATTTTATTATTTGTGAAATAAAGTCATCCGATATATCGATACTTTTATGTTCATCACCTATTACTGTATCAATAATTTTTTTCTTTTTTTCTAATACTTTATAAATCATTTCATCAATAGTACCAATAGCTATTGGGTAATAAACATTAACAGTGTTTGATTGCCCAATTCTATATGCTCTATCTTCTGCTTGAGCATGATTAGATGGTACAAAATCTAAATCATTCATTATAACTATTTCAGCTTTTGTTAATGTTATCGCGGTGCCGGCAGATATTAAATTACCAACAAAAATTTTTATCTTGTCGTTTTCTTGAAACTGGTCTATAGACCTCTGTTTTTTTGTGCCATTCATTTTACCGTTATGGCCTACCGCAACATCACCAAAATGATTCATCAAAGCGTCAAAAGAATGTGTAAAATTTGTGAATATAATAACTTTTTTACCATTCTCTATGGCTTGTTCAGCAAGTTCAATACTTTGTTTTACCTTTTCAAGGGCTAGATATTTTCTTAATACGACCAACTCAACCATATGTCTACCTGCTCCTAAATTTTTACCCTCAGCTTTTGCCCAAGCTAAATACTCATCAAAAACATTATCATATTCTTTCATATTATCTATTTCAACATAGTATGGGGCAACTATTTTTGGTGGTAAGTCTAAAATATCTTCTTTTTTCCTTCTTAAAATTAACGAGTTTGTCCTATCATAAAGTTCTTCTAAATTTGAGGCACCATCAGTAATCCAAATATCCCTCATACCGTTTTTAGTTTTCTTTTTAAATTTTATGGCATCACAATATCTAAAGGCATAATATTGCCAACTAGCTGTTATTGGTGACTCACATAAACTTAAAAGATTGAAGAAGTCCATTGGTCTATTGGCTATTGGTGTTCCGGTTAATAACCATTTTTTTTGTATTCCTTCACCTATTTGATTTATTATTTTTGTTCTTGCTGCTTTTGGATTTTTAGCCATATGACACTCGTCTATTATCATTAGGTCAAACCCTTCATTAGCTAAATGTCTATGTACCTCCCATTCTTCATATTTTTTTCTACCGTCTTTTATGGTGTGGAAATTTTTTAATATGTCATAGTTTATTATCGTAAATTTCTTAGGGTTCCAATGACCAGTTTTAATTATTGATATGTCATCTTCAGAAACAAAGTTAGATATTTCCCTAAACCAATTAATTTTAGCATTAGCGGGACATATAACTAATATCTTTTCAACACCACTTTCTAATGCAGCAACAATGGACATATAAGTTTTCCCTAATCCCATATCATCACCTAAAATACATTGGTTTTTACTTAATAAAAATTTAATACCCTTTTCTTGATGTTTAAAAGCCTTCCAACCCCTTTTGTCTTTTTGCTGGTACTTATCGAAGTCTACATCTACGATAACGTCTTTTTCGTATAGGTTTTGATATACTTGTGTTTTTGGTATATAGAATAATGGCGAATACTTTTGGTTTTTAAACACCTTACCCTTAACATGATAACTTTTAGTGGTGTCACCCAAAACAGTCTCCACAAATATTTTTTCTGGCACATGATTTAGGTCAAAATTTTTCTTTAATTGTTTACCTAAAAACTCGGTTATACCAACCACCTCATTTAAATTAAAAGGTTCTTTATTAAAATTCCTTTCTATGTATTCAGCTAAACTTGGTGATATAGGGAAGCTACCTTCTTTATTTAACCTTTCTTTTAGTGATATAATATACTCATTATTACCATTATATTCAGTTAATTTAATTAATGTCTTTTTATTTTTTAATTTACTAATATCTAACATATATGGTTAAATATAAAAACATTTTAAATAAAATAAACTAAATAGGCAACTTCTAAATATTTATATTAAAAGAAAATTATGTCTGACAATAAAAGAAGGCCTATAACCCGTGTAAATAAATTTTATGACTATGTAGATTTCGGTTTAGAAAATGGTATGGCTAGAGAATATATGGAAGGGGATTTAAACTTTACTGTTGTGTTATTTAGGGTTGATAGAATTAAAAGTCAAACTGATGAAACCTATGGTGAATCTGATGTTGAGGAA